CCCGGCGGTGGCGGTGCCCCAGTCCCCGGCGGTGGCGGTGCCCTTGTACCCGGCGGTGGCGGTGCCCTCGTTCCCGGCGGTGGCGGTGCCCCAGTCCCCGGCGGTGGCGGTGCCCTCGTTCCCGGCGGTGGCGGTGCCCTTGTACCCGGCGGTGGCGGTGCCCCAGTCCCCGGCGGTGGCGGTGCCCTTGTACCCGGCGGTGGCGGTGCCCTCGTTCCCGGCGGTGGCGGTGCCCCAGTCCCCGGCGGTGGCGGTGCCCTCGTTCCCGGCGGTGGCGGTGCCATAGGCGCCCACCTGGCAGAGCTCCTTATCGCCGGCCTGTAGGGTGGCGCCGATCACCGCAACGCCAGCCGCACGGGGTTCGTTTGCGATCAGGAATTGGGTTGCGCTCGCTCTGTCCCCGATATGACGGATGGTGCAGCGAGGAAACTTCACCTTGCCGCCCAGGGCGATCAGGTCGGAGAGACCCACCTCAACCACCAGCCACTTCGCATCGGCTTCGCCGACAGTGCTACTGCAATCATGGTCGCCCTGGCCGAACAGCCAGCCATGCAGGCCGTGACCGCACTTGTTGTCCTTCTTCCAGTCAGGGGCTTCGACTACCGCTCCGATCTTGTCGGGCCACTGAAACCCGCCGTGGCTGGTGAGATCAGCACTGCAGGTCCTGAGGACGAGAGCGGTGTCTTGCTTCTTGGTCTTCGCTTTGGTGGTCATACTTTTCTCCAGTGGCGCCATCGCTGGCGCCGGGGCGAGGGGTGGCTACTTGCTGATGCCGATGAAGGGAAGTGGGGAGCCGCTGGCCATGTACGTGGGCAGCTTGCCGTCCCACTTCTCGACGGCGTTGAGGGTCACGACGTCGGGGTTCGAGCGCAGCGCCTGGGCGCGGATCTCGATCGCCTTCGCATCGGCGGTGGCCAGGGTCAGCTTCGCGTCCGCCTCGCCTTGGGCTCGGGCGCGCTCCTTGTCGGCTTCGGCCTTGGCTTGGGCGACCTCGTTACGGCGCTGCTCGGCCATCTGAGTGGCCTGGATCTTCGCGTTGAGGCTCTGCGTGACCTGCGGCGGGAGGACCAGGTCGGATGCGTAGTAGATGCGCTCGATGTTGATGCCGATGGGCGCCACCTGGTCGCGCACGCGCTTCTCAACGGCCAGCAGCAGGTCCGCCTTGCCGGCGCCATAGACGCTCTCGACTGGAAGCTTCGAGGCAACATCGTTGAAGGCATCGCGCACCATGTTCCGCAGGAACTTGTTCGTGATTTCCTCGATACCCGCCCGGTACTTCTGGAACAGCGTCGTCACCTTATCGGGAGATACCGAGTAGGTGATGCCGACGGCGCCGCCGACCTTCATGCCCTCAACGGTCTGGAAGCTGATCGCTTCCTCGCCGCCCCAGGTCTCGGTCTGCGTGAAGGTCGGGAACAGGTAGAGCTCCTCGTTCACGCCTACCCAGTAGCGCCCAGTTCCGACCTCACGCGTCTCCACACCCTTCTCGGAGCCGTAGAGATTGACGATCACGCCGACGTTGCCGGCAGGCACCTTCGAACAGCCCGCCAGGACGGCGAGCAGGCACAGCATTGCAGCAGCGGGAATCCGCTTCATTGGTCTTTCTCCTTGCTGGTGGTGGCCGCTTGTTCGCGGCGGGTGTTGGCGAGGTGGACGCCGAGGAAGACCGAGGCGATCAACCAGACGCCAGGGATGGCGAATCCCGCGAAAACCAGAACGTCGTCGCGACTGCTGACCAGGGCCGGCCCAATGCCGCCCACCAGGGCGACTGACAGTCCGGCATAGGCCAGCAGCGCGATACAGATCAGGAAGAGCTTCCCGGGCTTGATGAGAGGTTTCTTGTCCATGCTTTCCTCCAGGCAAGCCGATGGCCTGCCGCGGTTGTTGGCTTTCGCGAAAATCGGTTGATTACTGCGGGGCTGCTTCGGCGCGTTCGGTCTGCCGCGTCAGATCAGCCCTCTCTGTTGCAGGTCGTTCAGTTCTGCGTCCGCGAATGCGGCCGCTGCCTTCAGGTCTGCCACGGTAAGCTCGTCGACCGACTTTCCCAGGCCCTGGATGTGCCGGGCGAAAGCGCGCTGTGCCGGCCCGCTGTAGCCATGGCAGAAATCGGCTGCGGCGCGCAGTTCACCGTCGAGCTGTAGCGCCAGGATGTTGAGCGGGTCGTTTCTGTCCCAGGCCATGATCACGCCACCCAGGCCACGCCATCGCGGCGAGCAGTCAGGCGAGTTTCGATCTTCCTTTCGCCGCCACGGCGGCTGCGCATCATGTGGTCATCGTTGAGCAGTGGCTGACCGGCGAAGAGGAAGGCAAGGGCGATCACGGCGGGCGAGATAAGCCCGCGGCGGATTGCTTCCGCTACCAAAGGTGTGCGCCTGTAAACTCCGAGCTTGTGCATTACGCTCTCGAGCCTGCCTTTGATGGACCTTGGCGAAAGCCCATCCCGGCGCGCGATCTCCTTGTCGGTCATGCCGGATGCCAAGCTCAAAAGACAGGCGAGTTCTCGCTCTGCAAGCAGCGCTCCGGTCGACCCTTTCCATGCTCCAATTTGGATGACACTATCCATTTACGAGTACCATTGGTTCCGCTTTTTTGTAGATTGGACCGTTGGTTCCCTTGTGTCAAGTACCAAAAGTACTTTCTCGGTGCGAGAAAAAGGGCGCAGATAGCGCCCTTTGTGTCAATTGTAAAATGTGGCGGACCAGAACACTCTTCCTAAAATTGACAGCTCGGCCTGCACCATCTGCTCCAGTGTGTACTCTTCGTCGGGGTGCTCGTCCCTGTTGAAACTCCGTAAGCGAATACCGCCGCCAGGGAGGCGATAGAGTTGCTTTACACGGAGTTGCCCGTAGTGAGATAGCGCATAGATTTTTCCATCAACTACTTGCTGGTCACCAGTATTTATTGCAACGGTGCTTCCGTCCGGTAGCAGCGGTTCCATCGAGTTTCCGCTCACGCTAACACACACCGCCTTGTCGAACTGGACGCCATAACGGCGAAGGGTGTGTTTCCCGAACCGGAGCTTCGCCTTGGTGCTGACTTCTAAGGCCAGTCTTCCAGACCCTGCAGACAATTCAACTTCCTTCAGGAAAGGCACCTCTACCTCGTCGTCATCAACGGGCGTCGAGTCGTCCCAAATCGAGAAGGGAACGATCTCGCCTTCTGGCTCGGGTGTAAGCGGAGCCTGCTGGTTGTACGGCGCTATGCGGACCATGGACCCTGTTCCCCAGGCCAGCCAACCTATCTCAACACCAAGGAGCCTGGCGAGAGACTCCATCTTCTCCGCGTTCGGGCGCGCCTCGCCATTCAGCCACTTCCCCACGGCTTTAGGCGTGATACCCAGCACACGAGCAAGCCGCGCCGCCGTGCCATAGGCAGGGTAGCCAGCGTCCGCGGCAGCTTGCTTCAGGCGCTTCGCAAAAGCTTCTCGATTTTCTTCGGGCGATACCATCAGTCCATTCTCTCGTGGCTTGACGGAACTTTCAGTTCCTGTTTAGCTTGTACTATCGGTACTTTCTAGGCGTTGAAAATGAACCTGATCAAAGAAGCCGTCCTCCTTGCGGGCGGAACCAGTAAAGCCGCCAAGGCTTGCGGTGTCAGCCCTCGTGCAGTCAACAAGTGGGTCAGGAATGGTCGGTTGCCTAGGACCGAGCATTCTGGTGAGACAAACCATGCGCAGCGTCTTTCTGAGGCGTCGGGCGGAAGTTTTTCCGCTGCTGAGCTGCTGAGGTTATTGAAGGCTTCTGTTCATGGCGAAGAGGTTACCCGCCTCGGAACTGACGGTTCAGCGCTAAACGTACCTGTTCAGGCATCCAGTGTCGAGGTGGCTCCGTGAGCATTTGGCCTGCGGTGTTCGGCCGAGGGGTATCTCGATGCCTGCCAAGCGGATCAGTTTCGCATGCTAAACCGCCACGGTCCGAATCATTAAACCCGGTTAAAAGCCCAGGAGCTCTCTGCTGGTGGAAGCTCTGCACAGAAATCCGGGGTGAGGCGCCCAAAAAAGGGGCGCTGGCAACCCACTATTCCTATGAACGCTCCTGTGCGGAGTCTGGGCAGGGTGACCATCGGCAGGGCCTCTTCAGGGCCTTCGTTTACATGGGCGCTTGGGATATTTCTAAACGGGTGCAGGCTGTCTGCGCCGTTCAACGAAATTCGGGAGCTTGCACTTTGAAAAAGTCTGATACGCGCGCTCGCGCCCCTTCCTCAAAGCCGCCCTGATCTGGGCTGCGCTTTTCAGAATGTGTGGAGGATAGGGATTCCCTGTCTCCAGACAGCAAAAAGCCCCGCTTTCGCGAGGCCTTTAGTCGGTAGTCGTTGGAGCGACTGCCTAGGTACTTCTTTGTCTCAAGGGAGACATAAACATGCAACTCAAAAATATCAAAACGTCAAGCCAGGCGCAACAGCCAGTGACCACTGAGAAGGTCGGCTTTCTCCTGACTCCCAGCGGGCTCTGTGCGCTCCAGGTCTGCGAGGGGGTTCCCATCGTAGAGGTGACGCAGCGATACGAGGAGTCGCTCAACGCTCTCTGCGTTTTGCTCAGGCGCATGGCCAGGGACGTCGATCACCCTATGAACGACTCCGAGGCGGAAGCTATCGCGCTGCTCACCGAGGTGGTGGCGGCGATGCACAGTAGCTGCGTGCGGGGCTTGGATGCAGCGGGAGGTGCGGCATGAACGCGCTTCTGAGAGCTCGCCCTATCGACCCGGAGAACAGCTTCTTCAAGGTCAACCCAGGACTTTCCAAGCGGGAAGCATTGGACGAGGCCAGCGTCATTCTGGCCGGGCTCAGCGACATCCTCATCTCCCTCATCGAGGGTAGCCCCATGGATGGCAATGGCTACCACGCGCTGGCGTACCTGAGTGATGCGGCAAAGGCTTTGGTGGATGCCGCCATCCCTCTGCCCGCGGAGGAGGCGGAAATCGCCGCTGCGCTCAATGCAAAGGAGCGCCGCCAATGAACCTCTCGACGCTGCTCAGCAGTCTGTGCTCCCGGGTCCCGGGCGAAGACCTGACCGATAAACAGATTCTCTCCATCAAGTCAGACCTGGGGTCGGCTCGGCAAGCGGCTCAGAACATGGCGCTTGGTGTCGCCGCGGTCGGGAATCTGCTGGCGAACGTTGGCGCTGAAGGAGAAGTCGGCCAGGAAACCTCAGAGCGTCTCGGCTGGTTTCTGGAGGAGATCGGGGGGGCTATCTTCATGTTGGTTGAGCTCGAGCAGGTCTGCACGGATCGCATCAACCGGCAGAAGGAGGCTCAGCAATGAGGGCCACTCTGAGTATCAGCTTCCGGGCGACTGCGCCCGTTGATCTTTCGAAGGGAGATCAGAAAACGAATGTCCTGTGCGTGATGGATGACATCGATGCCGACCTCGCATTGGACAGCGCAGTCGACCTGCTTGACGCGATTCAAGGCGGGCTCCTCGACATCCTCGACGAGCCGAGTGTTAGTCGTCGCGTAGTCCTACTTCTTCATGCGGCCGAGACAGCCACTGCCCTGGTCCGTGCTGCCCTGGAGGGTGGGGAGGTGGCCAATGACTAGGCGCATTGGAGCGAAAGCACTCGGTGACCAGCTCTACAGCTATATCGGCGCCATCCAGGACTTGGCTACCGCAGTCCGCGAAGACTTGGCTTTCGAAGGTTGCGAGCCGGGCCCACGCCTGACCGGCGACCAGGTGGATGCGATCCATCTGTCGATTATCACTATCGCCAGGTTGGCTGGCGAAGACTTGATCCAACTGCTGACCGAGCTGGAGGTGCCGGCATGACTGATCTGGCCCCCTTCGGCGGCCAGGCCGCCATCATGACCAGCCGCGAGATATCGGACCTTGTAGGATCGCGTCACGACAAGGTGAAACAGTCCATCGAGCGTCTTGCTGCCACCCAGTACAACGACGATGGAAGCATTAAGCGGCAGCCAGTAATTGATCTTCCCCCAATGGGGGAATATCTCGACCCCCTGAATCGGCCGGCATCTGAGTACGTGTTTCGTGGCGAAAAGGGAAAGCGCGACAGTTATGTGGTCGTTGCGCAGCTCTGTCCCGAGTTCACCGGCCGGCTGGTGGATCGCTGGCAGGAACTGGAACAGCAGGCTTCCCGGCCACTGACCGCCGCCGAGCAACTACTGGCCAGCGTGCAACTCACCGTCGATCTGGAGCGGCGGCAGCGGCAGACCGAGCAGCAGGTGGCAGCGCTGACCGAAACCGTCGGCGACATGGACCGATCGCACCCGCTGCTCGACTCGATCCCCAACGGCATGGAGAGCATCACCGCTATCCGGCAGCGGATAGGGAAGCAGTACGGCCTTCCGCCCAGGGTGATCGACGCGGTGGTGCGCGACATGCCGCACAGCCCGCGCCCCTTCGCCATGGTGCGCAGCAAGCACGAGGAACTGAACGCGCGCCCCTACGCGGTCTGGGCAAAGGCCGAGATCAGCAGGGTGTTCGAGCGCTTCGCGCGCGGCTGCACCTTCGTGACCCAACACCGAGCCACGCACCCGGATTTCGGCGCCGGCCGGGAGCGCTTCCAGATGCGCGGCACCCCTTCGCAGGAGATCGGCGAATGACCACACAACCGAAACCGGGCCGGATCACCACCAGCCCCAACGGCCGCCCGGTGATCGCCGGGCCCTGGCCGTCCTACCGTCAATTCCGCGACCTGCCCGAGCGTGAGCGTTGGGTGCTCTACGGCCACGCCAAGGCATGCCGCGGTGCGCTTGAAGACCAAGGGTTCCTCATGGCCGAGGGATACCACGACTTCGTGAAGCGCGTTACCGAGGAGCTGGACATATGAAGCTCAGAGCAACGCTGAAAACTGAAGTGGGCCTCGAGGGAGATGGGGTCTTCATTGTTCAAGAGGACAGTCATGGCGAGCAGCAATACGTCGATCTGTCTGCGCGCAAGGCGCTTCTTGTGGGAGAGGAACTCCTGCGCCTCGCACGAGAGCTTGAAGAGGGAAGTGATGTCATTTCCTGAGCCGATGACGCCGACCGATTGCGACCTGAGGGACTTCCAGTTCATGCCGCTCGACATCGCCCGCCTTTTCGGATCTGAGTTTCACGCTCGGGCCTCGGACGGGGAGTGGAGGGCCGCTGTCACTCTTTGGCTCAAGTCTTATCACCAGGTACCGGCGGGCAGTTTGCCTGATGATGATGTTGCCCTGGCCCGCCTGGCTGAATACGGGCGCGACCTGAAGTCCTGGCGAGCGGTGAAGGAGGGTGCGCTACATGGATGGGTCAAGTGCTCTGATGGCCGGCTCTACCATCCCGTGGTCGCGGAGAAGGCGCTGGAAGGCTGGCTGCAGAAGTTGCATGCCAGGCTGCGCGGCGGCAAGGGGAATGCCAAGCGGTGGAAACTGCCGTTCGACGCCAAGGTGCTGGAGGACAAGATAAGCGAGGCGGCCCGTCTGCTGCGCGAGCTTAACCCGTCTTCCACCATCGATCATTCTCCGATCCCTGATGCACAGAAAGAGGAATACACGGCGAGTCCTTCAAGCATCCCTGAAGTATCGAGCGAGCAATCCACCGATGATCGCAAGGGACAGGGACAGGGACAGGGACAGAGAAAAGATCAAGAGCTGGCGCCGCAGGAGCAGCGCCCAACACCAGAGTCCGAGCAGCCCCCTCCAGCCGTCAGGCCTAAGCGAGGCTCCCGCTTGCCGGAGGACTGGACCCTGCCGGATGACTGGTTGGCTTGGGCGTTGGCCGAGCGTCCTGAGTTCGGTGAGGCCGGTCTGCGCAAGGTCGGTGAGAGCTTCGGTGATCACTGGCGATCCGCAACCGGGAAGAACGCGACGAAGCTCGACTGGTTCGCGACCTGGCGCAACTGGGTGCGAAACCAGCGGCCTCCGTTCGGCGCGCAGCGCGCTGGACCTCCTCCTGCTTCGCCTCATCTGGGCCTCGACCAGACCAACCACGAAGAGGGCCTGGAGCGCCAGGCCGACGGCACCTACCGAATTGCGAGACCATGACCATGACCAAAAACCAAGTGAAAACCAGGGACGAGACTTGCCCCGTTCACGGCGGCTTCGAGAGCAAGCAGCAGGAGCAGTTCGACGGCGGGTTCGTCTGGACTGGATGCGGGCGCTGCGAGTTCGAAGCTCGCCAATCATCCAACCCGGAGGTTCGCTCCAAGGCTCAGGCTGCGCGTGATGCCCGGATGGTCAACGCCGCGTTGCTGGAGAGCCAGATACCGCCGCGCTTCCGACTGGCGACCCTGGATAACTACCGCACCGACTTCGCACCGGACCAGCAGTCGCCAGTCCTGGCTCGCTGCAAGGCTTACGCAGATGACTTCGCCTCGAACTGGAAGGTTGGTCGCTCGCTGATGCTGCTGGGCACCATGGGAACCGGGAAGACACACCTTGCCTGCGCGATCATCCAGCAGGTGCTCCGCACCGAAGGTCTGGCTGGCGCGACGGCGCGCTACATCACCGCACCCGACCTGATCCTGGGCGTGAAGGACACGTTTGGGCGGAAGGGTAAGAGCGAGTCCGAGGTCTACGAGAGCCTGCACGCTCCGGACCTGTTGGTGATCGACGAGGTAGGTGCCCAGCACGGCACCGACTTCGAGCGCCAGGTGCTGTTCCAGGTTGTCAATGGTCGCTACGAGCGCCTGCTTCCGACCATCCTGATCAGCAACCTGAGCCTGGTAGATATCCGGCGATTCATCGGGGATCGCGTGATTGATCGGCTCTGCGACGCCAACGGCGAGGTGGTGCTGCTGCGCTGGAAATCCGTGCGAGGTTCGGTATGACCGGGTACCTCGAGATGCACGATATCCCGGTGATGGGCTACGAGGTGCCAGAGTCGAAGCTCTACAGCCACGAAGCCGAGTATGCGGTGATCGGCGCGATGATCCAGAAGGGCGATCTGATTGAGGACATGGGCGCCAAGCTGGAGGTTTCGGACTTCCACCACCCCGCCTGCGCGGAACTGTTCGAGTTGCTGCTGGCTTGCCAGGCGAAAGGTATCGCGGTCGACATCGTGACCCTCTATGAGGCGCGGGCTCAACTGGCGGACGGGCAGAGCACCCTGCAGGTCGCCGCCCACTTGGTGAAGAACACCCCAAGCACCGCGAACGCCGATGAGTACGCCCGGATCATCAAGCAGCGGTCGGTGGCGCGCCGGGTGATCGCCGCGGCCGAGGTCATGAGCCAGCGTCTGCAGGATGGTGAACCGTTGGACGAGGTTCTGAGTCAGGGCCAGCAGGCATGGGTTGCCCTCGAGGCCGAGGGGCTCGACTCCCGGCGCCGGTACCGCTTCATCGGCGAGGTGTTGCCCGAAGCCATTGACGGCATCGACAGGCGATTCAACCGTGAGGTGAAACTGGGGTACGACACCGGCCTGCCCTCGTTGGACGCCTTCATTCCGGGCATCTGTCCCGGCCACATGGTGGTTGTGGCCGGCGAGCCGGGCAGCGGCAAGACCACGCTTGGCCTTGGGTTCGCCGAGCGGGTGGCGCTGGCGTGCAACGAGCCGGCGCTGGTGTTCAGCCTGGAGATGACCGATGTCGAGTTGGCCAACCGCGTGCTGTCATCGGTGGGCAGCGTTCCGCTCAAGCACATTGCCGAAGGCCACTCCATGGCCGATTCCGATTGGCCGGGCCTGACTGGTGCGGTGAACAAGCTCAACCATGCCCCGCTGATCCTCTGCGACGACGCCTCGCTGACACTCCGGGACATCCGCCAGATCTGCCGGACGGTGAAGCGCGAGCACGGCCTGGGGATGGTTGCCGTCGACTACATCGGTCTGATCAAGGGCGAGCAGCGTAACGCGAGCCGCTACGACGTGGTGACCGAGATCAGTAAGGGCCTGAAGCGCCTGGCCAAGGAGCTCGGCGTACCCGTGGTGGTGCTGGCGCAGCTCAACCGTGGGCCGAAGGCGCGGGGCAACAAGCGCCCGACCAAGAGCGACCTGCGCGACTCCGGGCAGATCGAGGCCGATGCCGATGTGGTTGTGCTGGTCCACCGGGATCAGGAAAGCGACGCCGGCAAGGCCGGCATTACCGAGCTGATCGTCGACAAGAACCGACATGGGCAGGTTGGCGTGGCGCACGTTCAGCACCAGGGTCAGTACCACCGTTTCGTGGAGATTATCGGCGGCTATCAGCCCAGCGATGAAGAAGTCGAGATGGCCAGACCCTACAAGGGCCGGCAGTACGGTAAGGGGAGAGCGGCATGAGCAACGTACAACCGATCGCACCTCGGAAGGCCATGACCAGGCTAGAGCGCGAGTTCCTCAAGCTGGCGGGCCGGGAACTGGCGCAGGTCAAGGTCGGTGGTGCTGCGGCACTGTCCGCCCTCTTGCAGATGGTCGCCAACTGGCACGGCGACCGCGGCACGCTGGGCTTCCACGATTACGGTCGGCTCTGGCTGCAGGACGGCAATGCGAAGGGTGCCGCTGCGGAAACGCTGCTGCGTGATCTGTTCGGCCTGAACGGCACGCCGAAGGGGGCTGCATGACTGGGGTATACCGCGATGTGATGCCGGCGATCGTTCGCGTTCTGGCGGCCGATGCCATCGACAACACAGCGAAACAGAGCTGGCAGAGGCTTATCGAGCGAAAGGTCGACAGCGGGTTTCGGGCGCTGCTTTCTGCCCAAGATCAGTTCGAGTTCGATTGCATCCTGCACGCCTTGTTGCACCGGGAGCTTTCGCCGACCGAGTGGGACGTGCTGCATGCTCGCTACTCGACGCACTTTGATCGGCGCGGCCAGGCAATCGAGCGACTGGTAGGCAGGGTGCATTCACCTGCCCCTTCTCGGTTTCTGGAGCGTGCTGTAGCGACCTGGGCCATCCCGATGATGAAGGGCAAGGACGGAAAGCGGTCAACCGCTATCCTGATGCTCCCGAAGGAGTGGTACGACATGAACAACTGGGATGAAGATGCTCGTCCGGACTCAACTCGAAACCGCTGGCGCCGGGACATTCGAAAACAGCTTGACCGTTTCGAGGAGGGGGCGCTGGTACATGTAACTGAGATACTTGATCGTGAAAAGCTGGTTGAAGTAGCGTGACCAGGTCGCTGGGAGCGGAGTGTGTTCTCTGCTCCTGGCCTCTTGCAGATACGCCAATCTTTCGGCGTGAGTATCAGGGCACTAAAGTAAGGACCGCAATATGCAAAATTTCTTTCGTATGACCTTTGGGGGGCTGTCGGCGAAATACTACTTCAGACAGTTGTTCTTTGGATCGCTATTTCTAGTGGCTATAGTCTTTTTAAGTATCTCTAGCCAGAAAGGGATAAAGGTTGATCTTTTGGTGCTCTCGCTGGTCTGTACATGGCTCTACCCATACTCTCGGTTTGTTTATGAGAGTTTCATGGGGTTTCTGCTCGGTGATAATGTCTTTTATGTGCCCGCTATCTTTCTACTGCTCGCTAAGCTAATGACGATGGCAATATGCTGGTCTTTTGCTGTTTTCATTGCCCCAGTCGGGCTCCTATATCTCTATTTCCATCATCGGCGTGCCGCGAACTCGCAAGACGAAGCTTGACGTCTGTGATCGACTGAGCGTAACGTACCCACATCTGTTGATCCGTGCGCGCTAAGCCAGATCGACACCGAAACCCGGCCCTGCTGCCGGGTTTTTTATTGCGCCGCCGAGCCTGGCGCGGCATCATCAGGCCCCCGCCGATGCCGTGGTTTCCACCTGGGCTATTCCTCGGCAGAGGCGGGAAGCCCGGCCGGCCCCTCCCGCCGGGCTTTTTCATTCGAAGGTCGAAACTCGGTAGACGGCAGTCTCACCTGCCACATCGGGCTGTAAGCAAAGTGACGGGTTACCGACCCACAAGGCCTTCACCCTTGCGATAATGACCATCTTGAAGCCGAGAGGTGGTCCTATGAGAAGTCCAGATATCAAGGTTGTGAAGCTCGAGGGGGACGCGGTTCCCTGGTCTATACGCGATGCCGGCCATGAGGCCTGTTTTGTGGTTATGCATGGCCTGACGCTGAGGAGCGATTTCTTGTATTCCGAGGAAGAGGCTGAGGCAGTGGCAGACGCGGTGCACCTAGAGATCATCGAAGAGATGAGATCGATGCTGGAGTCTGTCCGAGGACGATAGTCGATCAATGCAGGTGGAGCGCAGGATGCGCACGGGGTAGTGGCCCCTATCCACCCGCACCTATTTCAGAGCCCAGCCCCGTGCTGGGCTTTTTCGTTTCTGCAGGTGGCGCATTGCGCTGCGGGGCGCGCGGCCCCCTTGAAAGGCCGTACCTGCACCCATTCCAGGCTCAGCCTTCGTGCTGGGCTTTTTCATTTCCGCCCCGCCGAGGGGATATCGAGACTATGAAGATGCCAGAGAAGGACCCGTCATTCTGGGCCACGGTGCTGCTCGCGCTGCGCGAGCAAGGGCTGGCGATGGGGCTCGCTTTCATCCTTACCTGGCTCCGTACCCAGTACGAGGGGAAGGAGCCGAGCATTGTTCGGCAACTGATCGAGGCGGCCCTTGGCGCGATGCTGGTTATGGTTGTCGGTCTCACCGCCAAGGAGTTTGGCTGGAGCCCTGCCTGGCAGTTTTTTGCCGCCGGCTTCGTTGGTGTCCTCGGGGTAAGCACCGTGCAAAAGCTGGGCGCGCGCTGGGCGGAAAGGAAGGTTGGCTGATGAACATCACCGCCGATCAACTCGACCGCGCTACCGGCTGTGGCGCCGCTACTGCATCGACCTGGATCGAGCACATCAACGGTGCCATGGCTCGGTTCGAGATCAACACGGCTGAGCGGGTGGCGATGTTCCTGGCTCAGGTCGGGCACGAAAGCCAAAGCCTCAAGCGAGTGGTCGAGAACCTGAACTACTCCGCCGAGGGGCTGCTCAAGACCTGGCCGACGCGTTTTACGGCGGCCGAGGCGAAGCAGTACGCCCGCCAGCCAGAGCGCATCGCGAACCGCGTCTATTCCAACAGGATGGGCAATGGTTCGCCGGATACGGGCGATGGGTATCGATACCGGGGACGCGGCCTGATCATGATTACGGGCCACGACAACTACGCCGAAGCTGCACGTGCCCTGGCGCTGCCACTGGTGGCGCAACCGGAACTGCTGGAGCAACGGACCTGGGCAGCAATCGCCGCGGGGTGGTGGTGGAAGTCGCGGGGTTTAAACGACCTGGCTGACCAAGGCCGATTCGAGCGGATCACTCTGAAGATCAACGGCGGCTACAACGGTGCTGAGGATCGAGTGGCGCGTCTCGAATGGGCGCGCGCAGCGCTGGCGGGTGCGTGATGAGGTGGGTTCCATGGTTGATCGTCGCGCTCGTTGCGATGGGGATGATGTGGCGGATGGACCGCCTGAGCCTGCAAGTGACTGCAGAGCGGGAGCGTGCTGGCGTCGCGGTGCAGGAGCGTGACCGCAATCAGCACCTGATCGACCTGCAGGCCGGCGTCCTCGCTGAACAGCAACGCCAACTCGGTCGCGTCGCCGAGATCGAACGGCAAACCCGCCAGCTCGGCCAGGCCTTGGAGATACAGGGCACGCGCCACGCTGCGGCGTTACGGGAGTTGAAAGAGAATGACCAGGCTGTTCGCGACTGGCTGCGTGCTGGCATCCCTGCTGGCCTTGGCCGGATGTACGCCCGCCCCGAAACCACTGACCCCAGCGCCTACCGCGCAGCAGGCCAAGTGTCCACTGACGCCGTGTCGGCTCCCCGGCCGTCCGCCGCTGGCGAACGGTGAAGATGCAACCGCGGCGATTGATGCTGTTGAGGCTGCGTTGACAGCGTGCGCGGTACAGGTGCTGGACTGCATCGAGCGACAGGAGTGATCCATGCCGAGACGACCAGCTCGGATATGCAGTGAGGTCGGGTGCGGCAAGCCTTCTGTTACCGGAAGCTTCTATTGCGCGATGCACAAGAGGGCTGCTGACGAGCGCCGCGCAGCATCAGCCAAGCAGGCCCACAAGAAGTACAACGCACGCCGTGACGATAGCGATGCCTTCTACAAGACCGAGCGGTGGCGTCGTCTAAGCATTTACTACCGCAAGCTCCATCCACTCTGCGAGGAGTGCGAGGGTAGAGGACTGATCGTCGAGAGTCGAATGGTCGACCACATCAAGGCAGTCAAGAGCCATCCAGAGCTGGCGCTCTCATGGGACAACCTGCGAGCCCTGTGCTGGACCTGCCATAACCAGATCGGCGAGAAGGTCGGATTGGTGGGTTCGGGCCCGCCTGAGCAATCGAATGACTAGTGCACCAAAGTGGTGCAAAAAAGCACCGGGAGGGGGGTATCGAAAGTCTGGAACTTTCGAGCCCCGAACGACGGGGGGAGCCAAATTTTCGCACCGTCAAAATTCTATTTTGAAAATGTGAGGCTCGATTTATGGGGCGGAAGAGCACGCCTCCGCACCTCAAGGTTCTGGCAGGCACTGATCGCCCGGATCGCGATGTGCCGGATGCACCAGAGTTCGATCTGATCCAAGAATTCCCAGAGGCACCGATGCACCTGAATCGAGACGGAGCCGAAATGTGGAACCAGCTCGGACCTCAGTTGGTTGCCGCGAAGGTTCTGCAGGTCGTCGACCTGTACTCGCTAGAGCAGCTTTGCTTCGCCTGGCAGTGTTTCCGCAAGAAGGCGCGTGCCGATATGGAGGCAACCGCCGCCGAGCAAACCGCTCTCAAGGCACTGTTTTCTGAGTTCGGAATGACTCCGGCCAGTCGCCGCAAGGTTTCGTCTGCCGGCGAGAAGCAGGCCGGAAATCCATTTGCGAAGAATGGGAGGCGCGGTGCGTGATTACGTCAAAATCGCCCTCGACTATGCCAAGGCAGCAATCGCCGATAAAAGTCGTAAGAAGCATGGTCTGCTGATACGTCAGGCTGCAAAGCGGTTTGTCGACGATCTGAAGCGGGCGAAAAAGAAGTCTTGTCCGTTCTTCTTCGACGAGTGGCACGCCAACGATGCATGCGACTTCATCGAGAAACTACCCCACGTCGAGGGGAAGTGGGATACGCCTACGATCGTTATGCACCCGTCGCACGTCTTCTTTGTCGTGCAGCTCTTCGGGTTCCGCAAGCGCGAGTGGATTCAGGTAGATGGCTGGGGTGATGACGACCGGTTCTACCCGCGCCGGTTCACCTCCGCGCTGTTCGCGGTGGCCCGGAAGAATGCCAAGAGCACCTTGTCGTCGAGCATCCTGCTGTACTGCGAATGTTGTGAGCCGGAGGAGGGCGCCCAGGTCATCAGCGCCGCGACCACCTTCCCGCAGGCGAGCATCATCTTCAACGTCGCCAAGCGCATGGTCGAGAAGACGTCGGCGCTGCGCGAGGCGTTCGGGCTGGAGACCTGGGCCAAGGCGATCACCCGTTTCGAGACGGGCGCGACCTTCAAGCCGATCCATGCCAAGGCCAGCACCCAGGACGGTCTGAACCCGTCGCACGTCGGTCTCGACGAGATCCACGCGCACAAGAGCGCTGACCTGCTGAACGTCCTGACCTCGGCGGCCGGCGCCCGCGGCAACCCGCTGTGGCTGTACACCACTACCGAGGGTTACACCAACCCGGGGCCGTGGGGCGAGATGCGGCAGTTCGCGAAGCGGCTGCTGGCGGGCGTCTTCGGTACCACGGCTGACCACTTCCTGGTGGTCTTCTACGCCGTCGACGAAGAGAACAAGACCCTCAAGATCAAGGCGGACGACGAGTTCGACGAGCGGGTCTGGGTAAAGGCCAACCCGCTCATGGATGCCAACAAGCATCTGCTCTCCGCCATTCGCAAGGAAGCGATCGAGGCTAAGCAGATGCCCTCGAAGCTGGCGGAGTTCCGCATCAAGCGGCTCAACCGGCCGGCCTCGACGGCGACCGGTTGGGTCGACCTGACGAAGTGGGGCAAGTGCTCCGGCGAGGTGGATCTTGAATGGCTGGCGCAGTACCCATGCTGGGGCGGCCTCGACCTGGCCAGCACCACCGACCTGACGTGCTTGCGCCTGGTGTGGAACGTGGACGGCATGCTGTACACCCACGGCTGGCGATGGGCCCCGGAGAGTTCGGTGGCGTTCCGCACTGAGCGCGGCACAGTGCCGTACGCAGCCTGGGTTGAGATGGGTCTGCTGAAGCAGACCGAGGGTGACGTCGCCGACTATGCAGTGATCGAGCGGGACATTCTCGCGGCTGTTGAGCGTTTCGGCGTGAAGTTGATTGCGTACGACCGCTGGAACGCCTCCGACCTGGTCAACCGCCTGGTGGCGGAGGAGGTGCCAATGCTGGAGTTCATCCAGGGCACTAAGTCCTACCACCCGACGATGCAGGCCCTGGAGGTCGCGTACATCAGCGGCAAGCTGGCCCACGGTGGCGATCCGCTGCTGAACTGGTGCGCCTCCAACGTGATCCCGCGCTATGACGGGAACATGAGCATGGCGCCCGACAAGAAGAAGTCGCCCGACAAGATCGACGATATGACCGCGCTGCTGATGGCGATCGGCGCATCGAAGGCTGAGGTCGAAGACTCAGGCGATCTGGACGACTTCACCTCCAACCCGATCATGGTAGGCCTCTGATGGGCGACAAAAAGAAACCCGGGCGGTTCAAGTCCGCCTTGCTCGATTGGCTCGGAGTGCCTATCGGATTGACCGACGGCGCTTTCTGGCAGGAGTGGTTCGGAACCTCGGCGAGCGGAAAGAACGTGACCGTCGATAAGGCCTTGCAGCTCTCGACGGTATGGGCGTGCGTGCGGCTTCTCTCGGAGTCGGTGTCCACGCTGCCGCTGAAACTCTACCGGCGCCTTCCGGACGGCTCCCGCGAGCAGGCCAAGGATCATCCGCTGTTCAGGCTGCTTTGCCGTACGCCGAATGCCGAGATGACCCCGCAGCGCTTCATGCTGATGGTGGTGGCGAGCATCTGCCTGCGTGGAAACGCCTTCGTCGAGAAGAAGATGATCGGCACTCGCGTTGTTGCGCTTGTCCCGTTGCTGCCTCAGTACATGCGGGTGAAGCGCGAAGACAGCGGTCGCCTGAAGTACACCTACACCGAGAACGGTGTGGAGCGCGTCATTCCAGAGAATAACCTGATGCACATCCGTGGCTTCGGCCTGGATGGCGTCTGCGGCATGCTCCCGGTGACCATGGGCCGCGAAATCTTCGGTTCGGCGATGTCTGCCGAGGAGGCCGCCGCCAAGGTGTTCGCCCAGGGCATGCAGGCTTCCGGGATTCTCAGCGGTGATACGACTCTCACCCCGAAGCAGCGAGAAGATCTTCGGGCCAGCCTGACCGCCTTCATGGGATCGCAGAACGCCGGAAAGATCATGGTTGCCGAGGCCGGCCTGAAGTACCAGGGGATCACGATGAACCCCGAAGCTGCGCAGATGCTGGAGTCGCGGTCGTTCAACGTCGAGGAGATGTGTCGTTGGTTCCGCGTCCCGCCGTTCATGGTGGGGCACATGGACAAGCAGTCCAGCTGGGCCAGCTCTGTGGAGGCGCAGAACCTCCACTTCCTGACCAATAGCCTCCGGCCGCTGCTGGTGAACATCGAGCAGGAGATCACGCGCTGCCTGATCGGCGAGGCCGATGCGGATGAGTTCTTCGCCGAGTTCGCAGTTGAGGGGCTGCTGCGCGCCGACAGCACCGCCCGTGCGGCTTGGTACAACACTGCGCTGCAGAACGGCTGGATGAGCCGTAACGAGGTCCGTCGCCTGGAAAACCTGCCACCAATCGAAGGCGGGGATGTCTTCACCGTGCAGTCCGCGCTGGTTCCGCTGGAGCAGTTGGGAGCCACTGCGGGTGGTGTGTCGCCCGCAGCGACGGCCTACATGCTTCGCCTGGTCGCGGCCAATGAGAGCGGCGACAAGGCCGCCATGCGCCAGGCTATCGACCTCGCTGTCGAGGCACTGGAAACCGGCAACCCGGCTGGTCCGATGATGGCGCACGCGCTGATTTCACTTCCTCGCTTGAACCAGGCCGCCTGAGCCGACTGGAGAGACCATGACTATCAAATCGCTTCCGACGGCGCCGGCGGCTCGACCGCGCGCGGACGTTTCCTGCGACCTGATGCCCAAGGCGCTGGAGCGCTGGAACCCCGCCATTCGCGCTGCGGTGGAGGAAGAGAACAGCATCAGCATCTTCGACCCGATCGGGTACGACTGGTGGACTGGCGAGGGCGTCACGGCCAAGCGCATCAGCGCCGCGTTGCGAGCCATGAAGGATGCCGACGTGGTGGTGAACATCAACAGCCCTGGCGGAGATGTCTTCGAGGGGCTGGCGATCTACAACCTGCTGCGCGAGCACAAGGGCAAGGTCACCGTACGCGTGCTCGGCCTGGCAGCTTCAGCGGCGTCGTTCATTGCCATGGCGGCCGATGAGGTGAAGATCGCCCGCGCCGGCTTCCTGATGATCCACAACGCCTGGACGATCGCCGCGGGTGACCGCAACGAGTTCAAGGAGGTGGCCAGCTTCCTGGAGCAGATCGACGGAACCCTGGCCGACATCTACTCGGTGCGCACCGGCGACCCGGTCGAGGACATGCAGGCGCTGATGGATGTCGAGACCTGGATGGGCGGATCGGATGCCATTGAGCGTGGATTCGCTGACAGCCTGCTGGAGTCAGACGCCACCAAGGACGACGCCAAGGCGCTGGCGGCACCGATGATCGCCGCCCGCCGACTCGACCAGATCCTGGCGAAGCAGGGCATTCCGCGCTCTGAGCGCCGCTCGCTGATTCAAGAACTCAAGACCGGTACGCCTCGCGCTACCGGCCCCGGTAAGCCCTGCGCTGCCGATACCACGGCCGATCTGGCCGCCCCCATCGCCGAGCTTCAAGCCGCCCTGGCGCGGTTCTCGGCAGCAGCTTCCAAGTAACCGGAGAGAGAAAATGTCCGAAAATACCGCTGACCTGCTCAAGCAGGTATCCGCTGAGCTGGAGAAGGCCTCCAGCGACTTCAGCAAGAAAGCCGAGGCCGCCCTGGACGAAGCCAAGAAGGCCGGCAGCCTGTCCAGCGAAACCAAGGCCGCCGTCGACGAACTGGCGACCAAGTTCAACAGCCTGACCGAGGCCGAGAAGCAGCTGAAGGCCAAGCTCGGCGAGTTGGAGCAGGAGTTCGCCCGCTCGCCCACCAATGGCGCGCCCGCCGCCCGCGATACCGTCGGCGGCATCGTGATCAAGAGCGAGGCGCTGAAGCAGTTCGCCGCGAGCGTGGAGGGCGGAAAGCGCGTCAGCATTCCCGTTCAGAACGCTCTGATCAGCACCGACATCCCCACCGGCGTGGTTGAGCCGCAGCGCCTTCCTGGCATCGACGTGATGCCGAAGCAGCGCCTGTTCATTCGCGACCTGATCGCTCCGGGGCGCACCACTTCGCCGGCGATCTTCTGGGTTCAACAGACCGGCTTCACCAACGCCGCCGCAGTCGTGCCGGAAAACACCGCGAAGCCGTACAGCAGCATCACGTTCGGCACCAAGATCACCCCGGTGACCACCATCGCGCACATGTTCAAGGCGTCCAAGCAGATCCTGGATGACTTCGCTCAACTGCAGTCGACCGTGGACACCGAGATGCGCTTCGGCCTGAAGTACGTCGAAGAGCAGGAGATCCTGTTCGGCGATGGCACCGGCGCGCACCTCGACGGCATCGTGCCGCAAGCCTCTGCGTTCAGCGCCGCCTTCGCGGTCGAGCAGCAGAACGGTATCGATGACCTGCGCCTGGCGATGCTGCAGGCCCAGCTGGCGCGCCTGCCGGCATCCGGCCACGTTCTGCACTTCATCGACTGGGCGAAGATCGAGCTGACCAAGGACACCCTGGGCCGCTACATCCTCGCGAACCCGCTGGGCCTGGCCGGCCCGCTGCTGTGGGGCCTGCCGGTGGTTGCCACTGAAATCGCCGCGTTCCAGGGCAAGTTCCTGACTGGTGCGTTCCAGACCGGCGCGCAGATCTTCGATCGCGAAGACGCCAACGTGGTGATCTCCACCGAGAACGCCGACGACTTCGAGAAGAACATGATCTCGATCCGTTGCGAAGAGCGCCTGGCGCTGGCCGTGAAGCGCCCCGAGGCGTTCATCTACGGCACCTTCACCCCGCCGGCTCCGTAACCACTAGCCGGGCCGCCTCCCATGGCGGCCCTTTGGAGGCATAACGATGGAACTGAAAGCACTACGCCCCATCCTGGTGGACGGGGTGGGAACCGTGGTCGAAGGTGCGACCTTCGATACCAACGACCAGCACGCCCGGCAACTGATCGGCAAGGGCTATGCCGTTGAGCCTGGTGAGGAAGGTGCCGGCGAGCCCCCGCAGCAGCGCCGTCGCAACTCCAGCAAGAAGGAGTAACCCATGGACCTCCGAGCAATCCAGCCCATCTATCGAGGTGGCCGCTTGGTCCAACCGGGCGAGCCGTTCGAGACCACCGCCGAAGACGGCAAGGCGCTGATCCAAGAAGGCAAGGCGCGCGAACCGGTCGCCCGGAAGGCGGCCGCCAAACAGGTGAAGGCCGACCAGCAGGCCGAGAAGTAGGAGCCATCCCATGCCAGTTCCAACGACAGTTCCGGACCTGGATGCCCTGAAGCGGCACCTGCGCATCAGGCACACCCAGGACGACCAGGACCTGGAGGAAAAGCTGGCGGCGGCGATCGACCAGGCGGCACAGTTCCTCAACCGGCCGATCCCCTGGCCGGTTGATCCTGCTGCTGACCCTATCGTCCAGGCTCCGGTACCGGCCAGCGTGCGCGCTGCCATCCTCATCCAGGCGGCGGAGCTGTACGCCAACCGCGAATCCTCGGTGGTGGGCACCATCTACACGGTGATTGCCACCGCCCGGAACCTGCTCAACCCCTACCGGGTCGGGATGGGGGTCTGAATGCGCAGCGGAAACCTCGACACGCCCGCCGACCTTCTGATGCTGTCTGCTGACCTCTTGCCGTTCAGGCTCGACTGGATCTGGTGCGGCATCCAGACCAAGGAGACCGCGGAGCCGCCGTTCCCGTCCGGCCTGCGCAGTCCGGCGAAGATCGCAATCAGGGCCTGGTGGGATGCGCGCATCCAGCAGGGACGCTACCTGTCCGCCGATGGCCGCCTGTTCCACATCGACAGTGCCCGCGACTTCACCGGCCGCCGGGCCGAGCTGGCGATCACCGCGACCGAGCTGATCGGCGAGCAGGGAGAATACCGTCCCGATGGGGCGCCGCCGCGCGCCTGCCGGGTGTTTCTGAACTACGATGCGCCCTGGCTGGACGAGAACGGCCAGGCGACGGCCTACAGGATCCGCGCCGAGGTTGCGCTGATCGAGACGGGGAGGGTGCAGGTGGGCGATCTGCTTGAGGTGGATCGAGTGCGCTACTACGTCGTCGACTACGCCGACGGCACCGACGACGGCATTGTCCGCGGGATCTGGCTGGAGCGTGTGCAATGAGGGCACCGATCAGGCTGGTCGGCGTCGAGCAGGCGCAAGCGCGCCTCCTGGAAGCCGGCCGGCGCGTTGATCCAGTGATGCGCGGCGCGCTGAATACCACGGCGACGCAGACGAGGAAGCAGCGCTACAACGAGCCGATGCGGCCTGCGTTCACCAGCGCCTTCACCAACCGGCGGATCGTGATCAAGCGCGCGAGGGCGGGCCGGATGAACGCGAGGCTTATTCCGTCGTCGTCTGGCGTCAGCGTCACGGCATACCGGCGCTGGATCTTCGAGCCTATCAACTCGACGCGGGCGAGGATTTATGTCGTCGGCCCGAACGGTCGGAAAGTTGCCGCAGGCTTCGTCAACCCATCGGGGCGTCTGCAGCGGCCGTTGTCTACCCGCAGTCAGCGGGCCAGGACGGCGCGGGGCCGTTCGCCCAATGTCACCAGCTACAGCTATCGGCACGCCCTGCAGGAAGCACAAGGCCCGTCGGTGGCGTACTGGTTCAGGCTGTTGACTACTGCGAAGACCATCCGCTGGACCAATGCGTTTCTGCGCCAAGAGTTCGAGCGGCGCATCCGCCGCGAGCTCGAAAAGGCCGTCTGAGGAAAACCAACCATGCGAACGAAAGCGAGCCAGGTCACACGCGACCTGCGGGCCCGCCTGGGCGAGATTCGCCCGGTAAACGGCTACTTGACGGACCTGCGGGCAGTTTACGGGCCGACAGATCGAGTGCCCGACAAAGCCAGCGGGCCTTACGCCCTTGTGCGAGTCGCGAGCGACGCGCGAACCGGAACGGCGGTACGCCAAGCGACCAGGCTCCGCACGTTCGAAGTCGAGGTTGTATTCCCGCGATCGGCGGAGGAACACGAACTCGATGACGTCCACGTCGACATTCTGCGCGCCCTTGGCTTCGGAGAAGACCAGCCGGAGCGCAAGTTCCCTGGGCTTGTGGAGGATATCGACGAGGCGGTGGCGCAGTTTGCCGAGGCTGGTCGCAACTTCCACACCCTGACCGCAACCATCGGCGTGATCTACGTCGAAACCTACAACTGATCGGCCAGGCCGAGGAGAAAACGATGCTCTACACCCAACTGTTCCGCGGCCCGACGTCGGTCGCACCGTATCCGTCGTCTGTGTACGAGGAGCTGTTCAAGCTGCAAACGACCAACGCCGAGCCGGAGTCGACCGAGATCACCATCCCCGACCCGACGCGCCTCGGCCTACCTGAACTCGACGGCGTAACGTCCATCACGGCGATCAACATCACCGGCGAGGCCGTCAACTTTTCCCCGCGCGCCGCCGCGGTGATCCTCTACGGCTCTGTTGAGCGTGTGCCATCGGGGACCGTCTCCGAAGAGGTGCATGACGCCTATGTCGATCGCATCATCCGCCTGGCGCACATTCCCCTTGAGGTCAGCAGCGTCACCGGAGCCGGCGGCACGCCGACCTATGTGCGCGGCGTTGACTACGCCGTCACCCCCGGCGGCATCCGTCCTCTGCCGGGCGGCACGCTGGCCGACGCGATCAATGCCACCGCTGCTCCGCCGGATGGTGGGTTGAAGCGTTTGCCGATCGAGGTCAGCTACACCTACCCGACTGTCGACCTGGTGAAGCCGTTCACCACCGGCCGCAAGTTCTACCGGGTGATGTTCGAGCAGACCAACGAAGCTGGCGACGGTGAGAAGCGTCGGATCAACTGCTTCTACGCGCGGATCAGCCTGAACGGCGGCCTGCCGCTGAACCAGGGCGCCGAGTTCGGTGTGATCCCTGTGCAGATCCGCCTTCTGGCCGACCCGAACATCTACGACGTCGGCGAGGCTGCGATCTGGACCTGGGAAGTCCAGAACACCGATGCGGCTTGATGGCCGTAGATCAACCTGGCCCGCCCTGATGGCGGGCCTTTTCATTTGGGTGGCCCATGTCTGACCTTGGAATCCTGTTTCCCGAACCTGAAACCATCTACGTCAACGGCGCGCCGGTGATCGTGCGGCACGTCCGCCTCGCCGACTTCGAGTTGTTCGGGGATATCGCCAGTGACCTGCTCAAGGTGCTGAGCGACGGCACCGTTCCCGCCATCCTGCAGTTCGGCAAGACCGGCTCGGCCAAGCTGCGGAAGATCCTGCGCAGGACCACGAACCTCAGCCGCTGGCGCGTGTATCGCCTGCCTGTCGACGTAGCGATGCAGATCGTCATGCAGGTGATTCGGGTCAACGCCGCTTTTTTCGCCCGCGCCCAGCAAGCGGCAGTGACGACGCTGGCAACGCTGGTTGGGCAGCAGCAGTAACCAGCCTGGTTCGCGCGGGCTTCAGTCTCGATGAGGTTTCGCGCATGACGCTTCAACAGATCGAGGTGTTCATCGAGCAGGTTGGCGCCCAGGTCAAGCAGGACCGGCGCGATCACCTGCTGCTTCGCCGCGCAGCACGCGAACCCCTGAAGGGGTTTAAACAGTTCCTGCAGGAGTTCGACCATGGCCGGTAGAGTGACCACGCAACTGATCGTCGAGGGGGTAAACCGCACCCGGCAGATGTTCAACGAGGTGAATCGCGACCTCAACGTGACGAATAAGGCGTTGGCCGCAAGCGGCAAGTTGCTCGCAGGCTATCTCACGTTCAGCGCGCTCGCCGCCGGGGTGAAGGCGGTAGCGAACACCGCCGACGCCTACCAGGCAATGAACGCCCGCCTGCGGCTGGCGACCGGATCTCAGGAAGAGTTCAACACCGCCCTCGAGGAGTTGCAGCGCATCGCCTACAACACCGGCCAGCCAGTTGAGGCGCTGGTTACGCTGTACGGGCGGATCAGTCGCCCCCTCAAGGAAGCGGGCCGCACCCAGCAGGATATCCTCAAGGTCACCGAGGCCGTGTCGGCGTCGTTCCGCGTGTCGGGCGCCTCTGCGGTCGAGGCTGAGAACGGGGTGGTCCAGTTCGGCCAGGCGCTGGGTGCTGGCGCGCTGCGCGGGGACGAGTTCAACAGCGTGGCCGAACAGGCGCCACGCCTGATGCAGGCTCTGGCTGATGGCATCGGTGTGCCGACCTCGGCACTTAAGGCGCTGGCAGCGGAGGGCAAGCTGACGGCGGCAGTGGTCACCGACGCGCTGATCGGACAGTTGCCCAAGCTGCAGAGCGAACTCGCCTCGTTCGGTGACTCCGTCTCGAAGGAATGGACGGCGATCGAAGACACCATCCGCCGCGGCGTCGGCCAGGCGGACACCGGCCCGCTGATCGAGTCTCTGAAGGAACTGAAGGAGGTGCTGGCCGACCCGACGATCCAGGGCAACCTGACCACGCTGGCCAGCGCCCTGGTGCGCCTGGCTGCCGCAGCGGCTCAAGGTGGCTCGCTGTTCTCCGGCTTTGGTGAAGATCTGGGCTACCTGGCTGCGCGGGTGACCGGAAACGTCACCGAGCTCGACAGGGTGAACAAGGAGATCCAGAAGCTGCAGGCCGCCGAAGACGGCTTCGGCATGGTCGACTTGTTCATGTCCGACGCGCAGATCAGCGAGCGGCTGACAGCGTTCAAGAAGTACCGCGAGCAGTTGCTGGAAGAACAGACCGGCATGACGGCAGAGGCGCGCAAGGCGGCCGAGGAAGCCGCCGCCCAGGTCAAGGCGGTCGATGACGCACGGCATCAAGCTGCGCTCTCGTCTGAGCGTGCGTACTCCGAAGCGCTGCGCCAAGTGCGTGACGGCCGGCTGAAGGCGGTGCAGGACTCCCTCAAGAAGCAGGAGGCGGCCGAGAAAGGCGCGCTGGCAGCGGTTGAGAAAGTTCGGAAGGACCGACTGGCTATCGAGAAGCGCTACAGCGAAGCGATTGCCGGGCTACAAGCCGGCGTCGGCGGTGACCCGAGCTATGCCTCGGCCCAGACCCTCAAGCAGTCCGCAGCCCAGGCGCTGCGCAAGGGCGACGCCGAGACGGCGCAGGCGCAGGCGCAGAAGGCGCTCGAAATGCTCCAGCAACTGCAGGCGGCCGGAGAGAACACATACGGGTTCACCGGCTTCGCTAAGGAGCTCCAGGCCATTGAGCTCGCTGCGAACGATCTGCAGCAGTCGCAGGCGGACGCGAAGCTCGACAGCATCCGTGCGCGGATCGCGGAGCTGTCCGATGCAGCGACCGCGCTCCAGGGTATCGAGATCTCGTTCAACCTACCGCCGGAGGAGATCGAGGCGATCAAGGCACAGTTGCAAGCGCTGTCTGAAACACCTGTCCTGATCCCTGTTCAACTGGTGCCCACCGGCGAAATGTCCGCCGTGAGCGGCACCACGCCACCGGTCAGTTTCCCCGGCTACGCGACCGGCACCAACAGCGCCGCGCCGGGCATTGCATGGGTCGGCGAGCGAGGTCCGGAACTGGTTGCGTTCGGTGGCGCGGAGAAGGTGTTCCCGAACAGCGTGTCGGCACTTGCCAGCCGCCTGGCTGGGATGCGCGGGCCCGATGGGCTCTCGCCGGCCGCCGCCGAGGTCGCGACGTCGGCGGCGAGCTCAGGGCAACTCCCCAACCTGGGGCGAATCGATCTGTCGTTCGGCGGCTCGACTGTCTCGGTCTTCGGGGATCAGCGATCTGTAAACGACATTCTGCGGCTGCAGGCGCTCAAGCGAGGCCGCACCGCACGTCCGTAGGAGAACGGCATGGATTACCCGGTTATTACGCTCGGCGGAGTCCCCATCCCGCCAGAAGCCGGCGCGCCGGATCAGTCGATGGAGCCTTTGTTCGGTGCGACGGTCGTCAGGATGAGCGACGGTGCTGGCGTGAAGCTGACACACTGGGACGGCAAGCTCTCCGGTACGTTGACCGGTTCGGGCCTGGTGCCGGTCGGGCTCGACGCGCTCGACTACCGATCATCGCTGGAGATGCAAGCGATCCAGCCGATCAGCATCGCCCAGGACTCTCCGACGTTCACGCTGCCCAAGGCGCCGCGCACGGACAAGGAGCCGTGGGCGCTGGCGCTGGTTGAGGGGCGCTGGGTACCGACGCCATGCGTGCGCGCAGGCCTGGTCGTGACCGTTACAGAGCGTCCGGCAGCGACGCTCTACATGGTCCAGTTCATGCCTCGCTTCAACGTGTTCGCGGACCCGCCGTCGACGTCGATGAACGCCGCGCACGGATGGACCCTGAACTGGCAGGAGGTTTGACATGCTGCTGAACGGCATGCCGCTGAACGTCGGCCCGTTGAACGGCCTAGGTGGCTCTGGCGACGCGGTCGGGCCTATAGAGATCCTACCTGGGATGGCATTCGCTTGGCGTCTGAGGCTGGTGGTGAACGGTGACGATTGGACCGCTCGTCTTGTAGGTGCCGTCGAGATCGACCGCGAGGAGGGATCTGCTGGTACAGCCAGCTTCACGCTATACCTTGGCACCGATCCAGTTTCGCCATCTGCATGGTTAGGCCGGCCCGTCGAGATTCACTATGCCTCCACCTATGACGGCCTTTCTACCGAGATAGTTAGGTTCATAGGGCGAATCGCCGAGCCAACCTTTGATGCCGTGGGTAGAACGCTAACTGCTCGCTGCTCCGACCAGTTGCAGCAGCGTATCGAAGCTTTGGATATTACTCAGATAGATAGCCTGATCGGTGGGCATTGGTCTTCAGATGTGTTTGAGCCAGTTGACGGTAGATCCCGCTGGGATTATGCGCAAGAGCGCCTCACGACCGTTACGGCCAGCCTAGACTCCTCTCCAGGCGGAGATATCCGGCTGTCAAGCTGGTACCCGCGTCAGGCCGACTTTCTGTTCGGCTCCGGCACCTCTGTCTATGGCACTGCACGGATAGAGCCAGCGGCACTCGACTCGCAAGTCAATAGGGTCGAGATCGAATGTGACTACCGATTCAGTCGGCTGTGGCAATGGAATATCAACTATGGATGGAAGGCGCCAGGTACGGACGGGCAGGACGGGGAGCCAGGATTTTGCAATTGGCGTCCGGAGTCGCACGAACTCCCGGATACGGAAATGGTTGAGTCGGCAACCAGCAGCTCAGGGCAAACGTTGATCCAATCGTCGACTGAATACTATCCGCTGCCACCCACTGGCATTTACTGCACGCCTCCGCAAAGTTGGGTCAACAAGTACACGGGGCTGTTGCTAGGCGCCGACTGGGCCGCAGGGCGTCGCTGGGTGCAAGCGGTTACGGAGTCATACCGAATAGCGGTAGAGGTACAACCTAGCGTTCTGGCGACCGGACCAATCATCAGCCGCTCCCGGGCATCGTTTGAGATTGATAGCGATCTCGCCGAGTCTTGGGAGAGTGCTGCTATTACCGGGGGGAGTTCTGGACACATTGATCAGCCCAGCGAGACGCGCAGGATTGGCGCGCTGACATGTCTGCTTGAGCAGGCTCGAGCTACTCTCGTCGGCGCTCACAGGGGCACGACAGTGAGTTGGGACTGCCCTACATCCATGGTCATGGCGGTCGATTTGACGCACACCCTCAAATTCGATGATCAGCGAATCAAGGCTGTAGGGAAGTGTCGCCGTGTGCTTGATCGCTTTGACCTTGAGAGTGGTTCCGCGATAACCACCCTGAGTATTGCTGTGATGCGCGGTGGCGGAGGAGATTCCGACGCCCTCACTCCTCCTAGTGGCTCTGGGGCTGCCCCCGAACTACCAGCCTTCGATGGGCGCCTAGAGTCGCAAATCGCTGGTCAACCGGATGACCCTCCTTTCGATGAATCGAAAGATGGGTTTTCCGGTAACTACGACAACTACAACAGTCCGCAGCCTCGGTATCCGAGGCAACTACGCATAACTGCTCCCGAGATACCCGCCTCGCTCCGCGATGAATATTCGCCGGAGATCGGTGCGTCCTTCCGCGTCTCGGTTCCTGATGATTTGCTGGAGATGTAGCCATGGGCCAACGCTGGATCAATAACTGGCAGACAGAACTCTCAGGCCCGCTGTCGACGGGTGGGCTCTCTCTCACCATCCCCGCTCCCGCGGCTGATCTTCTGCCCATCTCGGGTCCCTCTGATTTCGTCCTGCTCACTCTTGCCGATGAGTCAGGCTCTGTTCACGAAGTGGTCAAGGCGACGGCAAAGAGCGGCGGGAATGTCACTGTTGCGAGAGCCTCTGAGGGTGTGGCCGTTGAGTGGCCTTCGGGCTCGAAGGTGTACGCGGCGGCGACGGCGGGAACTCTCGCCAGCATCGAGAGCCGAATCACCATCCTCGAGCAGGCTGGTCCTGGGCCTGGTGGCGGCACGTTCAAGGCGCAGGAGATCAACGACTCGACTCCGGTAGTCCTCGCCTCGGATACAACGATCGTACGCGTATCCGCATCGTTTGATGGTAGTGGTCGCGAATTGGTTATACCTCTACCTGAAGAAGCCGAGGGTCGTTCTCTCTTTGCAGTCTTTGACCTGGACGTGGTTGTGCAGCCAGCCGCCGATGGTGTTGTCGTACTGAGTAGCGCTGCCAGTGGCGGGGTCCAGTTGTGGGGGCTCGTTGGTGCCGAGTCTTGGCTCTCGGTATCTGAAAACAACTCTCGCATCGAGTTTGTATCAACCTCAGGGCAGAAGGCCTGTTTCTTCAAGGCGCTTGTGTACAACACTGGTGCTACCTACCTCTACTTGCTGGCATCGGGTGATTTCCAATGACCCCGGAACAAGAGCGGCGAGCAATCGGCGCGCGTTTAGAGGCTGAGCGTCGCGGTACCGACCACTCGATTGCGGATGCACTGACCAGGATTATTCGTCCGGAAACACAGAGCCGTCCGCTCCGCAGGATAGATCCACGCGGGGCAGTAGCAGCGCGTCGGGGGACCGCCAACTACAACGGAGAAGGGAAGCAAATCGGCGGTGGAGGAATAGCCAGCCCTCTTACCGAGCCGACGGCTAGCGCTCGGGAGTATTTCGATAGTGTTCTGATTCCGACTACCGATGGCCTGGCATGGGCCAGGTTTAAGAGCGTAAAACGGATTGTCATGCAGGATGCTAACGGGGCTGAGGTAGTGATGGAGTTCAAGAATGCCCTTTCCTAATAGCATTCTCGATGACGCGCCCGATGTGTGGGGATGGCCCTGGCATGGGCTGATCAAGCAGGCGATTGGCGCTGGCGGGGCCGTCCTTACGCTGCCTAGTGGCGCGACCATGGATATGCCAAGTATCGCGCTCATGCAGGATAGCTATCTATGGGATGTTGGGATGCCGGAGCCGGCTGTGACGACCGACAACCCAGACGAGCAGTGGCTGAGCAAAGCGATCTTGCGCGGATCTGGACAGTGCTATGGCGGCATGGACGCCGGATCGGCTGCTTTTATTCGCGGCCGAACGGTCAGCGCGACTGTCAGTACCAGCCAAACTGGCGGCCTGCTTTGGTTTGACGTGTATTTCGTTGATCATGGCGGAGCGGTGCCGATCGAACAGCAAGCGACATCCAACATTCTGGGATGGCAGGATCTAGGGCTTGAGTCCTCCCCGCACAGTTTGAGCGTGTCGTTAATCGATAGAGGTCATGACGGCACGCGCAGACTGTACCTTGTGAACTATTTCAAGAGCGCATCTGACACCGGGGCGCGTGCCGCTTTCGTTGAACTGCACCTGCAGCCGACTGGTAGCGCTGGGTTCTTCGCGACACTATCGGTTGTCGCTACATATCCTCAGGTCAATTACCAGATCACGGCAATTAGCCTTCCGGATGTTGATCTCGATGTGTATACCAGAATCTGGCGGGCGGATAGCGGAGGTTACGAGCAGGGGCCGGAGGCGCCGCCAGGTGAGACTGTCGAATACTCGGTGCGCTCTGGCAATTGGCAATTAACATGTGCTGTGGAGCGTATTTTGTGGATGTGGTACGGAACCTCTGGAGCCCTGGAGCCATTAACGTACAGCGTCCTGCAGACCTGGGACTGGTCGCGCACCGGAGGAGTTGTTGGAGGGGATCATGTCGAAGTCGATGAGGTCTATTCGGTTCGGTACGACCTTTCTCTCGCTGCTGGATCTGTTGGGACTACGCTTCAAGTCGCGCACCAGTCTACATCCCATTCGAACATGGGGTCGCCAGATTCCACTGGCACCGACATTTCATGGCAAGACTTTATCAGTGGTGCCGCCGTTGCCTCCGGAAACGTTACGGGCCAGCCTGGCGGCGAGCATGCAATCGCGTTTCCAGATAGGGCGACCTTTCAGGATGTGAGTGACTCGACGAACGATATTCTGTGGTTTCAGTCTTCGCTCAGCTCCTTCAGCGGGCAGCCCAATATCGCCGTACAGTCCTTCTCGAACAAAATTCTTGCATTGCGTTTCTTCAGGGATGACCGGCAGAACGGTGTTCAGCAGCGCTATATCAGCCTCGCCCCAGCACTAACGCCGCACGGACCGCAAGGCGCCGAAATTTTAGATTTCGACGCCGGCGCGCTGACCCAACAGCAGCGCGAGCGCTGGCTGAGCGGTGCATACAACCCGATAACGGGCGAAGTTCATCGAAACGACCCAAGCGGCTACTTCGCCTGGGTCTGACATGCGAATTCACAACCAAGGAGGAGCCAGCATGACGCCGGCCTGTGTGCCCCTGCGCATTGAGAAAGGGGCGACGTTTCGCGACGCGCTGCGGATCATGCAGCCGAGCCTTGTGTACAGACCGATCACGCAGATCGCACCGACCGCGCCTGTCCGGCTGACCATCCCTGGGCACGGGTTGCCTGGCACGTGGCTGGCCTGGGCTGCTGGTGTCCAGGGCATGCCCGAGCTGAACCGCGCGCGCCTTCGGCAGTTGCCTCATAGGGTTGTCGCTATCGACGACGACACGATCGAGATCAACCTGCTGTCAGCCGTTGGGCTGGCGCCTGTTGGCGGACAGTTGATCTACCAGCCACCTGTTGACCTGGCTGGCGCCGAGGTACGAATGCAGATCCGCGATGCGCCAGGCGGGACTGTGCTGATGACGCTGGCGCTCGGCTCTGGCCTGGATCTCGCCGGCGCCGGAACGATCTCCCGCGAGATATCGGCATCAGCTACCGCGGCGCTGGAATGGTCGGCGGCGGTCTACGACGTGGACGTGACATACCCGGATGGAACGGTCCATCGCTACTACAGCGGGCCGATCACTGTGAGCCATGGGGGAGGGTGCGATGGATGATGCTGCCGAGCCCTGGGCGCTGGCGATCGATGTTGATTGCGAGCCGCTTGTACTCAGCGAAATGCAGGAATACGCAGTCACCGTGACGCCGCCGGCCGATGTGCTTGTGGTTGTTGCGGGTGACCAAGGGCCTCCCGGGAGGGATGGCGTAGACGGTGCCCAATGGGGCGCGACTGATTGGTGATGAAATGGCCCAGATTCGATTTTTCAAAGTGGCGACCCTGCCGGGTACGCTGGAACCCGATTCGTTCTACTTCGTCGAGAATGGCAGCTACTCGGAGTCCTACCTGACGAACAGCGCCGGCGTGGCACGCTCGATCGGCAACAGCGTGATGATCAACGCGCTGATCAACGAGGCGCTGGCAAGCCTGCCAGGAACCGGCGCGCCGATCCTGTTCGTTGCGGATATCGCTGCACGCGACGCCCTGGAGCCGGAGGGAGCCATTTTCGTCCTGGTTCAGGATGCGAGCGCGGACCCGACAGTCGAATCGGGCGCTGCGCTGTACGCATGGAACCCCGCGACCAGCGCCTGGCTGAAGGTTGCCGAGTATGAGTCGATGGACGTCGAGCTCAACTGGGACGCGATCAACGGGCGCCCGACGTCGACGCCGGCGCAGATCGACACTGCCGTTTCCCAGGCGCACACACACGCGAACAAGTCGACGCTGGACAAGTTCGGTGAGGAGTCGGGACTGGTGCGCTTCAACGGCCAGCCGATTCCGGCGGAGTGGAACGGGGCGGCTTGGTAAATGGCCGTCCTCCAGACCCACAAGGTCGTCGCGCAACTGCCTGCCGCGCTGGAGCCGAACGCGATCTACTTCGTCCGGCGCAGCACCGGATACGACCAGTTCGTCACCAACGGCGCGGGCGTCGTGGTGGCATACCCGATGAACGTCCGCATCCCGGCGGCTGTGCCGGGATATCTCGCCGATGGCTCCATGCTTCGGCTCACGATGAACCCTGACGGCCAACTGCCGGCCTATACCGCCGGCGGCGCAACTCTCAACCTACAGGTGCTTTTCAATGGCTGATGTACGACCGACGAAGTTGCAGAACGACGGCAACGGCTATGGCTCGCTTCGAGAGTTCGGGGACGGCGACACGGTGCCGGTTGCGCTTGGCGGCACCGGCGCTGCAACCGCTGTCGGCGCTCGAGCATCTCTTTCGGCTCTGGGAAATGACGACTACCCGAACATGCCGTTCGTGAACGTGATGCCCGACGCCGGACGCTATGCAGGTCTGGTCAACCCGCTCGCTACGACGTTCACCTCCGCTTATTCAAACAGTGCATTCAGTTCTGGATGGAATGGCGCCACGTTTACCGACGGCGGAAAGTTCACGTTCAACAACAGCACGAACGGCGGTAGTGCTGCCGCCCTTAATCAGCGAGTACAGGATCTCATGGCGGCGATGGGCCGCGTCGGAAACTCCGCACGGTATGGTGTCGAGTTTTTCGCATCTCTGATGACAGCCGGAACACAGACAACAACAGGTTCGGCGGGAGCCGACGGTGCGACCCGCTATCTGGCGATGACCAATAACAACCGAGCGATATTCTGTTCGAACAGATGGGGCACGGCTGCCGCATGGGTGCGCGTTGAGAGCGGCACTATGCATGTTGGCCCCACTGGTGCGCCTGCGATCTTCCTCTGGGTCAATGGCGTTAAGCAGTCGCCTGGCTACGTCATCACCCCGGCCATGGGCTGGGTGCATATACGCGTAGCGATTCAAGAGGGTCTCGGCTACAACAACGGATTCCCCTACTTCTATACCACCACCAGCGCAGTTGTAGCGATGGCGTGCCCCGCCTGGTTCAGCGGCCTCGTAGACACTGGAATCCACTCTGCGCCAATCCTAACGATCAACTCTGCGAGTTCAGCGACATGAGCAAACGACTGCTTCTTGATGGCGTTTTCTTTTCTGAAAACTGGAGCGGCACCCTGGACGCCGCGGCGGCGCTTGCAGGCGTCGACGTGTCCCGTCTTGCATTTCACCCGGTCGACCAACTAGAAGAAGTTCGCGAGCTGCGAAGAGAGGCGTATCGACGAGAATCGGACCCAATCCGACTTGAGGAGGAGTTTGACGCTCGCCGTGCTGGTCGTGCGCCGGACTACTCGGCGTATGACGCCAAGGTCGAGGAGATCAAGGCGCGCTTCCCGCTGCCGTAGTCTCTATTGGTCCTTGGCACACTGTGCTTTTGTCGGATCTTTTTCTTCGCAGAACCAGCCTGTCGGCTTAAAGGACACTCGCCATAGTGCTTCGGACTCGCTCTTGCCACCGTAGAACCCTGACAGGTAGAAGCCTCCCTGCGGAGCAGGCACGTCCGCGATGGAGCCATTGGAGAGGAATCTGACACAGCCTGAGTTTAGCCTTGACTGCCAGGGGCCAACAGGATGAACCTCTTTGTAGCTAGTTTCCCGATACAGAACGGCATTCTTTTTTACGTCGCGAACGAGATAGCCCTCACCCCATCCGCCGCTCTCTCCGCAGAGATCAACGTTAGCCATGTTTGCCAGCGCGTATGAGCGCGCGTATACCAAAACTTTGACGAATCCATCCTTTCCGCCCAGGTTCCGATTCTTGTCCGCCAGTGTCGCCCACGAACTTACTCCCCACGCAATTACGGTTGCTGCGATAACCAGCACGAACAGAAGCTCTACAAGCGTGACGCCACGCTGAGCTTGATTTATGCGAATCATGGAAATCTCCTTTTCTGGGTTGACTTTAGCATTCCTGGGCTGCTGTCAGATAAGCCCGTAATCGTGATGAGTCTCCAGTCACATTCCGTGTCTGTTGGGGGTATCTTTTGTGGTCGCGAACTGTTGATGTGAAGGATGTCTGCAGCCGTACGCTACTTGCCGAGCGCTGGCAGAGGATCGGGTTGAAGCCCAACTGCTGGCGGCCAACAGGGCCTGTCAGAATTAGGAGTAGACTACGGCCTTTTCCTACGGAGCTTGGTGATGCTGGTGATTCGATTGGCGGGGAAGTGGACGCTGAAGCTCGATCGGCAGATAGGCAGTTCCGGAAAACACGGGATATGGGCATTCCACTGCTCGGAAAGCACGTTCGCGCCGTCCTCAAACGACCTCCGGCGTACTGCGGCAATCCTGCCTGCCGAGCCCAAGGAAGGTCAGACGGTGGAAGTATCGATCTGCGACACCGCGCACTCGCCGGATGGATGGATCGCCGTCGGCTCAGGCGCCGCGGCTTACGAAGCCGAGCGCTGATCTCGCGCCGGTCAGCATGTACCAATTCCTGTACCAAAGCGGCGGGGTTGTGCGGGGTTATATGGGGATTTGTACAGTATAAACGGGGCTGGAAGCCCCGTTATATCGTCATCTGCGCCCCATTCGCCCCCCAAGCAACCTCATAAGGAAATGTCGCGGAAACACAAGGAGGGGCTTGGAAGGCGCGGGTTACGGGGTTTTTCCCGGGTCTTCGCCGTTGTCCCGCCGCCAAAGTCCCGCCTCGTCGATCTATCGGTTGGGCGGGGCGACGCTTTATGCTGTGCGCGCCCGAATGCCTTCATGGAGGAGGCGGGTTTCGGACCAGGGAGGTCGAAC